TATTAAGCGTGGAAAATGAGAAATATTGCCCACTTGCTTCTATCAGGGGCGGCGTTGGATCAAAGTGTATTGGTGAACAGTGCGCGTGGTGGGATGAAGATTGTAATGCGTGTGTCTTTGTTGTTTTGGTTTGCACCAGATCTGAAGACCTGATAGAGCAAAATATGGAGCTTGCGGGATCTGTTGTCAGTTATGATGTTCAGCTTCACGAGCTTGAGAAAGAAAATTTAAGATTGCGTAGGGCTATTGAACGGTTTAAGCAATCTTCTCGTGAGGTGAAAGATCGTGTATGAGTTAGGAATGTGTTATAAGTGCAAATACAGAGGCGATGTCCCAGGCGACGCGCATAGCTGTTGTCACTATCCTGGGAACGATACAAATTTATTTTCCATGTTTGAGTCAGCAAATTTTCTCCAAGCTGCAAAGCTGGACATTCGTGCTGAGAAGCATGGCGTTATGAGCGGCTGGTTCATGTGGCCTGTCAATTTTGATCCTATATGGCTGCGTAATTGTAATGGTTTTACTCCGAAAGGCTCTGGTGAAACCAATGGGTAATATTAGTGAACGAGTTGCTAAGCAGACTTTGCCGGCTGAACTGCAAAAGAATTACGGGAACGAATTTGGAATCGAAGTGTGGCGTGTTTTGAGTATCGTTGAGAAGAATGACACGGCAATTAAAGAGCTACTTGATGTGCTTGATCGTTTGGAACAGCCGCATAGAAAAGCCCTCATTCAACATCTTTGGACGCGATATTACGACTCCGTAGCGGATAAGATTCTGGTGCAATAATATTGGGGAGTGATTGTGGTGTTTCGGGATTTTGATAACGAAGTATGGCACGGTGCTATATATCAGGGCGTTGACTACTCATGGCGGTTTGAGGTGTCTACTTTCGGCAGAATACGAAGTGCCATTACTGGAAAGCTCTACTCTTGCGGTTATGGTGCTGGCGGATATCAGCAGGTTTGCATTTCTGTGTTTGGACATCGGCTTAATGTGAGGATACATCGGTGTGTTGCTGAGACTTTTATTCCGAACCCCATCGGGTATGAGATTGTCAATCATATTGACGGTTGCAAGCAGCACAATTGGGTGGATAACCTTGAATGGTGTACAAGGCAGGAAAATTATTTTCATGCTGTTGATCTTGAATTGATTGACTATGATGTGCCGGCACAACTCGGATATCTGTCACACCTTGGCGCTTATGCTGGAAGCTGTAATGGTATGTCGAAGCTGACCGAGGACGATGTGCGAGAAATTCGCATGAACTATGTGCCAAGAGGTTCTGGTGTAAGGTGCAACAGAAAGGAATTAGCAAATCAATACGGAGTATCTGCGAATCTAATTTCTAAAATAGTCAGTGGTCAGATATGGACTCATGTATAAGGAGGAATCAGGGTGCGAATATGAGTGTGAAGTACATAAGGCTTAATGGCGATGCGTTGAGACAAATCGTTGAAAATGAAAAGCATTGTTTTCGCATTGCCATGAATAAGCAAGATATCTTAGGTGGAGAAATGACCGAAGCGGGATTTTTATTGGATGCCAAAGATGTAGAAGAAGAGCGCAAGGTCATTAAGCCGCCATACGAAAAGGGAGATATTCTTGCTCTAAAAGAAACATGGGCAATGATTGATGGCAAGTATGTGTATCGTTTGGACAGAGATCCGCCGCAAGGCTACCTTTTGTTCAACTGGAAACCGTCTGTTCAAATGCCAAATGATGCTGCAAGGAATTTTATAAGAATCACAGATGTTCGCGTAGAACGATTACATGATATTTCACTTGATGATATCGAACGAGAGGGTATTTGGTTGCCAGGTGTTTTATCGCCTAAGCTTGCCTTTGCGTCTAAATGGAACAGTGGTTTATCAGAGAAGAAACGAGCTAAGATCGGGTGGGAACAGAATCCTTTTGTTTGGGTTTTTGATTTTGACCGATGTGTTTATGTAGAGGATGACAATGGAAAACAAAAATAAGAATTTAGTTGATATAGACGATGTTTCCTGTCTTTTGGCTGCAATTCCGATTTTTACATTGTGCGATGTTGTTTGTGGTGGAAAGTGCTGTGCGATTCAGAGTTTTTCGGCCAAACCAGAAGTTCAGTGTCAAAGGAAAATCAAAGAATTTCTACTGGAATATATAGGTGAAGCACATGACGGGTGATATTAGAGAAACAGCTATTGATCATGTTGCTGGAGAAAAGATTGCAACATTTTTTAGTAGTGAAACGAAGTGGATCAATCAGATATGGAAGCTTAAAGAGCAGTATCCAGATGAGGTGGAGATTCGGCATGTGAATCCGGATGGAAGTTTGATTGCTCATATTCCAGCAGAATGGTTCAAAGTAAAACCAAAAAAGAAAGTAGTTATGACGGAGGCACAGATTGCCGCCTCCAAAGCGCGTCTTGAAAAGGGCAGGTTAAAAAGATTGGAGATGTTAGGAGATGATGCGCATGTGACAGAGGAAAGGAACAATGAAATATGAACGACAATGCTTTGACTTGTCATGGATGCTATTGGTCTGACAAGTGTTTATGCGATAAAAGATGTGATGATTTTACTCCTATTGAGCAATCGGAAGATATTCCGTATTACGAAAGCATCTTACAAGAAAATCAACATGCTTATTTTTCGGAGTGTGTGAATGACATATACTAACAATTCAAATGTTAGTGTGTAATTTTTATGATAGCATGGCGCGGACGGGCTTTGCCCGTCCACCCATAAAGGAGAAAAAGATGATTTATTTAGATCATGCAGCGACAACGAGCGTTCGACCGCCTGTGCGTGAAGCTCTGGACTATTGGTATGGTGTTGGGAAATGCGGAAATCCAAGTTCTCTTCATTCTGCTGGCCGGCAAGCACATCAAGCCATTTATCAAGCTCGTTATGATGTGTCTAAGCTAATTGGCGCGGATAGCCCAGATGAGATTATTTTTACTTCTGGCGGATCTGAGTCGGATAATCTGGCGCTTATCGGAATGGCATCTGCTCTAAATGCAACGAACCATAATGTAATGCTTGTTAGTAAAATTGAGCATCATGCCATTTTGAACCAGCGCAATTTACTGACGCGCCTTGGAATAGTTGTAAAGCCGCTTTCTGTTGATACATATGGACAGGTTGATTTATTTGAGCTTGAAAAATATCTCAAAGAAGACAATGTGGGTCTTGTGTCTGTCATGTGGGTGAATAACGAGATTGGTGTTATTCAGGATGTAAAAAGCATTGCAGATCTTTGTAATTATTATGGCGCGGTATTTCATACGGATGCAGTGCAGGCAGTTGGTCATATTGATGTCAATGTGAATTCTTGCGGCGTTGATATGCTGTCTATTAGTGGGCATAAGTTCGGTGCGCCAATTGGTGTTGGAGCTTTGTATGTTCGCGGTGGCCTTAAAAAGCATATTGAACCGATTATATATGGTGGTGGGCAAGAATTTGGTGTGAGAGCTGGCACAGAGAATGTAGCGGGTATTGTGGCGCTTGGTACTGCAGCAAAGTTTTCAACGCCAAACGAATTTTCTCGTGACGCATTAGTGCTACGGGAAGCATTTTTGAAAGAGCTGTACTCTGTATGCGATGAGGGAATTAGAATCAATGAGCATTATGAGAAATCGTATCAGCTAAGCAGTATTTTGAGTATCACCATAAATGATGTTGAATCTGAGGCTATTCTTCATCTGATGAATTCGGACGGTGTATGTATTTCTGCTGCTTCTGCTTGCTCTGCTGGCAGTTTAGAGCCGAGTCATGTTTTGAGAGCTATTGGCCGGAATTATACGCAGGCAAAATCTACAATTAGAGTTTCGTTTGGATGGAATACGACGGTCGAAGAAGTAACTCGCGCTGCCGAATTGCTCGGAAAGAATATCATTAGAATTAGAAAGATGTACAGATCATAGGAGGAAATATGAACGAGTTTAATAAGACAGAGTTATTAGAAAAAACAACTGAGTATATAAATTACATTGCTCAGCACAAGGAAAACATTAAGAAGGCATGGCTGGAATTGCGTGATGCCTTAAAGGGAATTGATTTATTCCAACGCCCTAAAATTCTTGATGAGATGGAATGGCGTATCCGCAATCACGATGATAGTAAGATGTCTGAGGAAGAATTTTTGCCATATCGTCAGCATTTTTATCCTGTTGCTGGCGAAGTGATTGATGACGCTGCTTTTGAACGGGCATGGGAGCGCCACTATCATATCAACGACCATCACTGGCAGTATTGGATTGACAGTAATGGAGACTTCATGTCCTATTATGATGTTGATACAAAAATCTGTGCGTATTTGGAAATGATTTGTGATTGGCAGGCCATGTGGTATGTTAATGGCGATTCTGCTCCTGAGTATTACCGAAATCACAAGGATGAAATTAAGATTGATCCGAATTGGGTGTCTCTTGTAGAAGAGATTCTTGATTTGCTTGATAGCTATATCGCGGCAAGAGGTTGATATGAACAGATCACAAACAAGAAAGTTTAGGAGTCTGGCAAAGAAGAAGGGTGTTTCTCATAGTTTGGCAGAGATGTACATTTCTATGCGGAATCGCGGTTCTGCTCCGCAGGATTTGCGTGAGGGTGATTTGGTTCGATTGAATATTGAACAGATCATGAAACATCCGGATTATTTGCGTTTGTCTAAGCGCTATCGTGATTTTGTAGAGACTCATGCAAGAGACATCTTTACTGTGCAGTATGATAGGTCTGCTTCGGTTCAAAAGCTGAACTCAGTTGTTGCCTTGAAAGAAGATCCAGATGGCTGGCTTTTCTGGACTGGCGATTTACAAAAGGTTAATGAATAACGGCAAGGAGTGATTAGCCATTAGTCTTGATCGGCAAATTCATATTTATAGTTTTGATACGAGTGCATTTTATACTGATGAAGAAAAGGCGCTTGAGGTGGAGATCAATAAGCATTGTTCTTCAAAATCGAAATTAAAATCAGAGCGAGAAATTATTGAGCAGCTATGTGCTGGAGAAATAGCCAGGGAGAAAGCTGAGTCTCAGTTTCGTAAATTGTATGGCATGGGAAAGTCAGATCCGATTCCTGTTGCGATGGATAATTCCCGTGTAAAACAGATTGCGAAAGAAATTCGTGGTACAAACCAAATGATTAAGATTAAGAAGTCTGAGCTTGTATCGCTTCTTCAAGCACACCGTTCGCAGCGCGAGTTACGAACTGAATATGTGGTTGATAAGAATGTGATTTCTGTTTTTGAGTCGATGCTTACAAGAACACTCGGCATGGAAACAGGAAAACTGTATGACGATTTCATGGTTATTCGCACATATTATTTTGATGTAATTGAAGATCTCATCCTAAACGGATATACCTTTAACGGAGAGCGTTATATTTGTTTTACGGCATCTGCTGGGCAGATCAGAACAAAGAAAACAGTTTTCATTAAGGAAAGAGTTTGGGAGAAGTATCAAAAAACCATTATGTGTGGACTGAGCGTTCAAAAAATCAACGAGCTTGGCGGAATCAATATCAATAAGTACCTGGCGTATCTTGCACTGTGTAATAGCGCAACTGATTTGTGGGAAGATTTCGATATCAGAAAGACCATCGTTGTGGATGATATGGAAACAATGGTTCGTGGAACTGTTGATTTTATTGATCACAAAACATACAGTGTAGAGCGTAGGGACATGGAAATTCCGATTACACATACGGATGGTTGTGGAATGGTTCTTCCCTCTTGTAATGCAAAGAATACTATGGTTCGTCTTCCTTGGGTAAAAGGGCTTCTTGCCGTATTCCCGTTTGATAAGTTTATTTCGGAAGCAAACGAACGCGATCCGTCTGTAAATCATGGTTTGGTAACAGATATCTATGGGTTTGAACATGATGTAATCGCGGAGGATATTCAGGTCATTTTTACGAAAAGTCAATTTAAGATGTACAAGTATTACACGAATTGGCAGGAATACATTGATTTGTTTTTGGCGAATGGCTGCACTGTCGGTAAGTGTAATGAGGAAGAGGATTTTATCCCTGACGCAAAGCTTAACTACCAAATGCTTCAGACTCTTACGGATTTGAGTCCCAATGAACTTGAACAGCTCGCGGGAAAGACGATTGACAAAATTGCTAAAATTGCATCGGATAAGAATACCATGCTTGATGTGTTCGGAGCTTCTACACAGTATCGTAATAAGAATGCTTTTCAGGAGTGTCTTAGTATCTATCCGGAATTACTTTCCGATCCGTACACAAAAGAGATGCTACGGCAAATCAAGAAGAATCTTGTTACTGAGGCGAGAGCGGCAAAGATTGATTTAAGCGCAAAGTATATGTTCTTGATTCCGGATCTCTATGCTTTTTGTGAATGGCTGTTTCTTGGAAATCGCAGTCCTGTTGGTCTGCTTGCAGATGGAGAGGTATCTTGTTACCTTTATCGCACGGTAAGTAAATTGGACTGTCTACGCTCACCGCACCTATATCGTGAACATGCTGTTCGTAAAAATGTTGTTACCAGCGCAACGAAAAAGTGGTTTTCTCAAAATGCTATCTATACGAGCTGCCATGACTTAATTTCAAAGATCCTGCAATTTGATTGCGATGGAGATAAAAGTCTTGTATGCGCAGATTCCTTACTCGTGGCTATTGCTGAGCGCAATATGGAAGGGGTTGTTCCTTTATATTACGAAATGGCAAAAGCCGGCGCTGTTACGATTACACCAGAGGAAATCTTCAAAGGGCTTCGCGCCGCATGGACTGGTGGCAATATCGGTGTTATCAGCAATGATATTACGAAGATTTGGAACGGTGCGGATGTTGATATAGAAGCAATTAAAATCCTTTGTATGGAGAACAACTTTTGTATCGACTATGCCAAGACATTGTATAAGCCAACTCGACCAGATGAAATCAATGCTCGTCTTGCGAGAATTACAAGCATGAAAGCACCGCATTTTTTTATCCACGCTAAAAAGAAAACAAAATCTCAGGTTCAGCGAACGAACAATAGTGTTGTAAACCAGCTTGAACATATCGTCCCTAATAAGCGGATGTCTTTTGCCGCGAAGAATATTGGTGTCTTCAGATATCAGTATATGCTTAGTAATCCGATGAAACAGATTGAACTTTTATCACCTGTGACGGATTTGTATAATGATGTGGAAAAACAGTATCGTTATTCAATTAGCTTTTATGACGATGACTCGAACTTTGCGTATATTCGGGATAATATCTTGAAGCAATTCGATGAGCTTGGCCTTGAGCGTTTGGATGTTTGCGACATTCTTGTGAAATATCTATTTCATAGCAAGAATAGTCGTAGGAAAAATGTTTTTTGGATGTGCTTTGGCGATATCGTTCTGGAGAATCTCAAGCGAAATATTCCAGATGGCTCTATTCAGTGCAAAAAATGCGGAGAGCGTTTCGTTCCGCTTTCCCCGCAGCAGAAAGTGTGTACGAATTGCTCTGGATATCATCCACTCGGCAAAAAGAAATTGCGGTGTATTGATTGCGGAAAAGAGTTTGAGGTAGACGGCATCGTGAAGAACAAGAAACGCTGCAATGACTGTCAGGCTATCCATATTCGCAATTATGAGCGTGAGAAGAAACGACGTCAGCGGAGCGTCGCATGATGTTGTTAGGAATTAGCTAAACAGCACAAAATGTCCCCGTGTTTTATTTTGAAGTCTGATAAAACGAAACACCCGTTGTTCAACGGAGTATTTGCCTATCAAATATGCCAAATAATGCTTGGCAAATATAACGAAATACCCGTTGTTCAACGGAGTATTTGCAACCAAAAAGAAAAAGACCTTTAAGGGAAGAAAACCGTATTTACTAATCTATTCGGGATTCTCCTGTCTATGGCTGCGGTGCGATATCCGCAGCCCAGACATCTTTTTTTGAAAAGGAATGAAGACTTTATATGATTCCAGTAACTAAGGAAGAAGCGCGTATTCTCAGAGAATTGTATCCTGAGTACAAGGTAACGCGAACAATGATGCAGGATTCAAAGCGGCATCATTACTACGCAACAGAGAGTGAAGGAAACATGAGGGCGATTGCGAGTACAAACCATCTCGCCGCCGAAATTGTTGCACGGATTGATCGAGAGCGTGAGATTCGTCGCAAGCGAATCATTCAGCAGCGAGGAAAGCATAATGTCAATGGTGGTTAAAAGCGAAAGCTTTGAAAATGCCATAATTGACACCAGTGATATGACAATCACAGAATATGATACTGATTCCGTAAGAACATACAGCCTCTTAGAGCTGTTAAAACGCTGGGACGGCGTTGTTGGCGTTACTCTGACAATTCGCCGCAGTATTCAGTTGCCGCCCGATGATGGGAGGGATGAATATTGAATCCAAAATATAAACAGCTTGAAAATGAAGACAATTATGAGTATGGCCTACGGCTGATTGAGATTAAGGTTGAGCAGAACCCTTCTGACTTAGAATGGTCAGATATTGTTGATCTGCTTGGGCTTGATGTCCATTACGATAGTCTTCGTAAAGCCGCGAATGTAACACCGTATTCTGGCTATCATGTGATGAAATACTTCAAGCAGAAGGCAACGCAGGATCTCGGAAGTGCATATCTTGATGAGATTGAGCAGAAGATGCTTGAATTTAAGAAAGAACGCCAACGGTTTTTTGATCAGAGAAACGCTCTTAATAAAGTTGTGCGCGACTTGGCTCGCAAGGATGAAAACTCTGATATTTTTGAGAGGGCAATTACTTCTGGCGTAATTCCACGGTTGGATTATGTGCCATGTGTAATTGAACCAAGCGGAAACGATTTGCTTGTGAGCTTAAATGATTTGCATTTTGGAGCGTGTGTAGACAATTATTGGAATTACTATAATTCTGATGTTTGCGTGCAGCTTCTTAATGAATATCTGGATCGCATCTTTGAAATTGCCGCTTTGCATGGAGCGGAGAATTGCTATGTATGGGCAAACGGAGACTTGATTAGCGGAAATATCCATAAGTCTATTGCCGTGTCGAACAGAGAAAATGTCATTCAACAGGTCGTTGGAGTATCTGAACTTCTTGCGGAGTTTTTGTCTACATTAAGCCGACACTTTAAGAATGTTTACTTTTCTTCTGTTGCTGGAAATCATTCTCGGCTTGAAGAGAAAGATGTTGCTTCAATCCATGAGCGTCTTGACGATTTAGTTGAGTGGTATTTGAAAGCCCGTTTACAAGCTTTCGAGAATGTATCGTTTGATCATTATAGAAAGATCGACGATACGATGTATCTGCTTGATATTCGCGGCAAGACTTATCTTGGTGTGCATGGCGATTATGATGGATCTGCTGGGAAAGTTCAATCGCTTCAGACAATGGCAAAAGAGCCGGTGTACGCTATTCTTTCAGGTCATTTACATCACAATAAGACTGATAGTGTTCAAGGCGTGAAAACGATTATGGCCGGCAGCTTTCTCGGTATGGATGACTACTGCGTTGGAAAGCGCATTTACGGAGCGCAGCAGCAGTTAGTTTGTGTCTGTGATTATAATGGTGTCAAAGCATTTTACGATATTGACTTTGATACGACTCGTTATCGCCCACAAGGGAGCGATAAATTAGCATGAATATCAATAAAGCAGATTTAGTAAATACGCTTGCTCAGAAGAATAAGGCGTATAAGAAGTACATGGTCAAGGATATCGTTGACGATATTTTTGATGAAATTGCGAATGCTCTTAGAAATGGAGATCGCGTTTCGATTTATGGGTTTGGAACATTTGATGTGAAAAAGTACAAGTCACATCCTGCTCTTCATCCGGTAACGAAAGAAAGCATTGTTGTTCCAGAGTTCCAGAATGTCGTATTTAAGTCCGGAGCAGAACTTTTAAGAAGTATTCGAGAGTAACTATGGGACGGGGCTTTTGCCCCTCCCTATTTGGCTGAGTGGAGAAGCTGGTTTTCTTGCCGCTCCCATAAAGCGGAGACGCTGGTTCAAGCCCAGCCTCAGCCACCAA